GCTGCATGGTGAGCGGAACAATGTCGAGCGAATATCCGGACGAGAGCCAACGCACCGCCGTCTGCATGGCACAATGGGAGAAGAAATAAATGATAACACACGGCATAGCACTCGAAGCAAAAAAAGCACTCATCACCGGCGTTCACCAACCCGGCGACGAATATCGGATCGCGCTTTACAGCGCATCGGCAAAGATCGGGCCGACGACAAAAGCCTACACAACCGAAGGCGAGATAAAGGGAATGGGCTACACCGCAGGGGGCGTAGCACTCAAGGGGCATCGCACAGGGATTATAGGCAAAAATGCCTTTATAACATTTGATGACGTTGTCCTAAAATCTGTAACATTCGCAGCAGCCGGAGCGATGATCTACAACGCCAGCAAAGGCAACGCTGCCTTGATTGTTCTCAGCATCGGGACGGAGAAGCACGTTTACAACAGCACTTTTGAATTGAAATTTCCCAAGCCAACCGAAACCAGTGCATTAATTTTACTCGCTTAAATATGAAACCAACAAATCCCATCATCATCGACGGAGAAACCTACGACATTTATACGATCCAGCTTGCGATCACATCCGTTGTAAACCCAGACGCAAGCGAAGACGCGAATGTGGCTATGCGCCTTGTGCCAACTCGGGTCGCGAATGGCGAAGTCATTCTTGCAAACGACTACGCACGCACGATGGCACTCGGCAGCGTCGAGAATGTTGATCAACCCACCAAGACCGCCGTTGCTCAAATTTCTGCAAGCATCCAAGAATTTATTTACGCGAAGGGACTTTAAGCGATGGCACTTATTCTTTCGGCGGCAACGGGAAATTTCAACGCTGGCGCGACTTGGGTCGGGGGCATTGTGCCAGGGGTAGGGGATGAGGCTCGCGCTTCGACCACGCACGTTATCACGATCACGGCAAACGTAACTTGCACCGAGCTTTCAAACGCAGGGACAGGCACATACGTTCTACAGAACGGCGTCACTTTGACGTCAAACGTCACGAACAAATCAACGACCGCCAACGTCAACTGCTTATCCTTTTCGGCGGTATCTCCTGCAACGGCAACGATTGTCGGGAACGTGACCGGAGGCGTTGCGTCCAACGGTTCGGCGGTTGCAGGAACTGGGGCAATACTGAATTCCTCAACAGGCACATTGATTGTGCAGGGGAATGTCGTAGGCGGAAGCAACGTCATTTGCATCGGCGCATTTAACTCCTCGACGGGGACAATTTCGATCACCGGTAACGTGACGGGAGGAACGGGAAACCAATGTCACGGAATTTACAATTCATCAACGGGGACGATTTCAACTAGCGGGAATGTCGCCGGAGGCAGCGGGGCAACGGCAACGGGGGCAATCAATGCCGCAGCGGGAACTTTGACTATAACAGGCAACGTGTCGGGCGGGACGATTTCAACGGCTATAGGAATCAATAACTCTTCGACAGGAACGGTCACAATAACCAGCACCACTATATCTGGCACGGTTGCTATCGCCGTAACGAATGCAGTCGGCGGAACGGTGAATGTGACAGGCAACGTGACTGGCGGAACCGCAGCCAATATCTATGGCGTCAGTAATGCAGGGGTCGGAACCATCAACGTGACAGGAAATGTCACGGGCGGAACGGTGGTAGCCACATCGCACGGCTTAAACAATGCTTCGACAGGGATCGTCACCGTTACTGGTATCTGCACCGGAGGTGCGGCAGGAGCGGCAGGAGCAAACAATGCCGCAGCCGGAACAATAACGGCAACCCGTGCAAAGGGCAACGGATTCGGTATAGGCTCCGTAGCTACTGCTGCTGGCGTTGGAGTTGCATCCGTGCAATCGTCAATTACAAAAATCGAAGAACTGGAATTTGGTGCATTGGGAATGTGTCCTGTATCTGGACCGTGCTACATAACACCGCTCACAACGAACGTAGCAATTTTCACAAAATACCCCGGCGGAACAGGAACTAAAACTTTGGTTGATGCAACGGCCTCCGCAGGAATGCCTGCGATAACCGACGTTCGTTTCGGCACAAGCTACGCAAGCGGAGCTTTGACAGGCGTTGCATATATTCCAGCCGCAGGATCAGTTGCATTCGGCGTTCAAGTCGATAACACGACTGGAACCGCAACTCTTACCGCCGCCAACGTCCGCGCTGCAATAGGCATGGCCTCAGCCAACCTCGATACGCAACTCTCTACAATTTCAACAAAGGCATCGGAGGTTCACGCAATCCACGGCCTCGACATAGCCAACGCGCTCACAGTCACGCCTACGAGCAGGACATCGGGAGCGATCACTCAAGCGATCACCGGAGACGGAACAACAAACACCGTAGTAACGAGGGTCTAAGCGGATGCTCGCTTCCCTGCTCATCGCCACGCAGGGCTTAATGCCAAGCCCAACGCCGCTATCCATCGGCGTGCAGGGCTTGCTGTTTATTTCGGTTGTTCCGCCTGTCCCTATTTCTCCAACCGATCTGCCAGGGGGCGGAGGAAGGGGACGTGAAGAGCGCAAGGTCACGGCTACCGTTCGCGGAGTCCGTCTTGTTTTCTCGGTTGCGAACGTCGAAGCCTGCGCAGGTTCTCGCATTGAGATCGTAGGCTCATCTTGCTTCACCAAAGCTGGAGATGCAGAGCTTTGCGCTAGCACAAGCACGACGGTTCTAGGTGCTCGCACTCACGCCAGCGCAAATCGCCCAGAGATCAGATTCTCCATGTCGTTCGATGTCATAGGTGGCGAAGAGGAGAACGAGTTAGAAGTTTATTTGATGGCGCAAGCGGCGATGGCATTGATGGACGACTAATTGACATCCGCGCCTTCGCATGGATGTCATCGAAGGCGTATCAATCATTTCAATCGGCGAAGCGAAGGGCCACGGTCTATACGTTGACGAGACAACTTTGATGCAAGTCAAAGAGTGTGCGGAGTCATACAAGGGCGGCGTCAAAGTCAACCTGGACCACGGTGCAGGGATCAAAGACATCGTCGGATTCGTAAACAATTTCCGCATCGTCGGCAAGCAACTCTTGGGCGATCTCAACCTTCTCGAAACATCGCCTATGCGCGACTACGTCCTGGAAATTTCAAGCAAACTGCCGGACACCTTCGGCATCAGCATCGCTTTTACGGGGCCGATCCGCGAAGTGGAGGGCCTCGCCTTCGCAAGTTGCACCGAACTCTACAGCGCCGATCTCGTGCAAACACCAGCCGCAAATGCGACAGGTCTTTTCAGTTTTACCGCAAAGCAAGTTGACAAATTTTCCAAACAAATGGAAGACGCAACAATCGAAATCGAACCAAAGGAGGACGAGGTCAGCATCGCCGACATCGTTTCTCGTCTCGCAGCTCTCGAAACAGCCTTCGGCGACTACAAGAGCAAAATGGAAATGCCAGCCGAAGAGCCAGCAGCAGAGCCAATGAAGGAAGAAATGGCCGCTGAACTCAGCGTCATTTCCAAGCTCGAAGCAAAACTTGACTCGATCATCTCGAACTTCGGAGCCGCTCCAGTAAAGGCATCCGTAGTTGCTGAAGAGAAAGCGGTCGAAAAATTCGACCTCAAAGCAGTCATCACCCAGAAGACCGAGGAACTCGGCAGCCGCACCGAAGCGATCCGCTTTGCAATGCGCAACCACCGCGAAGCCTACATCGAGGCCCGCGATAACAACGAACTCAACTTTTAATCCCAACTAATTTATGGCAACACAAAACGACCTAGGAATCCGGAGTTTTAACTTCGCTTCCGCTATCAGCGCCAACACTCTCGTGAGCGTGTCAGGCGACAACGCTGCGCAAGCAGCATCAACCGGAGCCGCAGCAATCGGAGTTGTCCAAGACGACACCGCCGCCGCTGATCAAGGCGCCGTAAAAATGTTTTTCCCATCGCAGTTCGGCATCGTAGCCGCCGCCGGTATCGTTACCGCAGGAAGCTCCGTTTTTGCTGTTACCAACGGCACGATCGTTGGAACGCTTGCAGCAAGCGCCGCAACTCTCGGAATCGCGATCAACAGCGGCGTAGCCGGTGACATCGTGGAATACGTTCCTAAATTCAACCAATAACTAATTACCCACTATGGCACTCTCATACACAACCATCCGCGCTGATATCGCGCAGGCCGTTTTTGAAGGTCTTTCCAACAAAAACAATTTGTTCATCGGCACAGAAGTCATGCCCGTGTTCTCCTCAGATGTTCGCTCCGGCGCATATCTGAAATTGAACCTCGGCGACTCCGAAGCCCTCAACGATGACGCTCTCAAAATCGCCGCCGGTGCTGGATATCCCCGCACCAGCCGCCGTTTCACGAGCGACTCGTTCGACGCTATCGAATACGGTCTTGAGGAAGTTCTTCCTGACAGCAACCGCCGCGATCTCGACAGATTTTTCGACACCGAAGTGAACATCGCCGCGATGTTGCTCCGCCAGATCCAAGTCAGCCACGAGGCTCGTGTTGCTTCCGCAGCATTCGCCGCTAACGGTCTGACAGCGATCAGCGCATCGGCAGCATACACCGACGCGAACATCACATCGTTCGACGTTCCCGGTGACGTGGCTCAAGCCAAGCTCGAACTCGCCAAATATGGCGTTCTTGCCAACACCTTGATCATGTCCATGCCAGTATTCGAGCGCATCCGTCGCTCTGCCAAGGTGCAGAACCAGTTCTTCGGCATTGTTCCTTCGGATCAAAGCCGTCTCCTCAGCGAAGGCGAAGTCGCCGCCGCTGTCGGAGTTGATCGCGTTCTCGTTGGCCGCGCACCTAAAAACACAGCCAAAAAAGGCCAAGTGTATTCCGGTGGGTTCATCTGGAGCAACACCTATATGGCCCTCGCCAACACGGTTGGTGGTGACTTCTCAGGTGGTGGATTCGGTCGCACGATTGTATGGGCCGCCGATAGCCCCGTGCCTTTCGTCTCCGAAACCTATCGTGACGAAGCCCGCCGCGCCGACGTTCTCCGCGTTCGTCAGAACAGCGCCGAGAAAGTTATCGACGGATCGAGCATCATCCGCATCACAACCGGATACGTGTAAAATTCCCCGCAAGTAGCATCGGAAAAGCCACCTCGAAAGGGGTGGCTTTTTTGTTTTTGTTGACATATACTGCAAGAGTAAACATGAACAAAAAAACGAAGCTGGTCGCAGGGCTTATCTGCGGCAACGAAGAGCCGCGCATCGAGCGATGCGTTAAGTCACTCAAACAAATCTGTGACGAGATTGTTGTCGTTCGCGCAATAGGAGCACTCAAGCCGGATCGGACGCTCGACATCGCCAGGGAACTAGGCTGTCACGTTGACGAATATCTCAACTCGCCGCTAGTCGCAGACTGGGAGCATCTCGACAACTTCGGCGAGGCTAGGAACAAAGCATTCGCGAAGGCTTACGAACTCGCAGGGAAAGACGGCTGGGTCATGTGGGCCGACTGCGACGACATCATCGAACCGCACATGGTCGCGCCAACATTGGCCGCGCTTGAAGAATGCCCGCCAGAGCAGGATTGGATATTGACCGACTACGTCATTCCAGAACAAGGCAAACGCGCCCCACGCGAGCGTTTCTTTCGTTACCAGACGGCTTGGTGGCATCGTCCGGTGCATGAGAACGCGCAGCCCACGAAGGACGTGCAGGTATATATGCGGCGAGATCTTGAAATCATACACCAACCGCCGCTAGGTCATCGCAACAGCAGCGAGCGAAATCGCCGGATTCTAATGCACCAAGACCGCATGACTTCTCACTTCAAATTTTATTTGCACTACGAGAATTTCATTGCCGGTAACAAGGAACTTGCGGCCAAATACGGATCGGAGGCACTAGCCTTGACCGATCTCGACGGCGTCAACCGCTACGAAATCCTTTTAAATTGCGCCAACATTACGAGCGGGGAGACATCGCTCAACCTAGCACGCAAGGCCAAGGCACTTGAACCGAAACGCCGCGAAGCCTACGGACTTGAGGCCAGCATTTTGCTTGATGATAAAAAATACCAAGATGCGTTGAAAGTCGTGGAAGAAATGCTCGAAGTGCCGACGCCTAAGTTCCCACAATGGACGCACCGAAAGGAGTGGTATGGATGGAAGGGCGATCAACTCTACGCTTGGACGCTTCGACTTCTCGGACGCAACGAGGACGCCGAAGAGATCGAGCGCGAGACGTTGGCTGGATCGAACAGGCCTAAGATTTCTCTCGTCCATGCAACGCGTGGAAGGCCCGTGGAGGCCGTGCAATGTATGACGCTATGGTTGTCACGCGCAACGCACCCAGAGCGCGTGGAGCATATCTTTGCGGTCGATCACGACGACGAGACAGCGGACGTTCTAAAGCGCTTCCGATCTGTGACGCAAAAAGAGGGTGGTTTTTCCGTCGGAGCGTGGAACTTGGGAGCCGCGCAAGCGACTGGTGATATTATCATTCAGTTATCTGACGACTGGGAATGCCCTCCTGGGTGGGACGAGATGGTTGAAAAGCGTCTCGACATTTCAAAACCGCAGGTTCTTCGTATCTCGGACGGATACCGCAAAGACGAATTGCTTTGCATGGCAATTCTTACGCGCAAATATTATGAGCAACATGGACTATTCAACCCAAGATTCCGAAACGTGTATTCCGATACCGACTTCACCTTTCGTGCCGCGAAAAATGGGGCGATTGTTGATGCTCGTGATATTAGCATCGTTCATCACCACCCGTTTTTTGAAGAGCGTCCGCTCGATGCTACATACGAGCGCGGAAACGATCCGGCGGAATATGAAAGAGCGAAGGCAATCTTCGACGAACTCCACCCGAAATGAGTGACACACCAGAGACAGACGCTTTCTTTTTCCGAATTGATATTGATTGGGATATGGAAGTTGAATTCGCCAAAAAACTAGAACGCGAGCGTGACGAGGCGCGGGAGGAACTTAGAGACATCCGGCTAAATCTGGGAGTCGACGCCGAGGGCTACACCTCCTTGCTTCACGCCGTATGCGCTTTGCAGAACGAGCGGGACGAGGCGAAGGCGCAGTTAAGAAAAATATTAAAAAATGAATAAGGACGTCACGTTGATCGTTTTTGAAGGCGTAAAGGCAAGGCACGAACAAAGCGAAAAATTGTTCAACCACCTTTTCGGGCTAGGTGGATTCGGAGACGCCGTTTATATCGCTGAAGACTGCACCTATCAGCAGGCGATGCACTGGGAACTCGGTCGCTTCGCGGATTATTTCGACACTTCGCACGCGCTCATCTGCACGCACGATGGCTTTATTTCAAATCCGCACTTGTGGGATGATTCGTGGCTTGAATATGACATGATTGGAGCGCCGTGGCCTGCGTTTTGGAACGTAGGGCATCGCGTCGGCAATACCGGTTTCACGCTCCAGAGCCAGAAATTCTTGCAAATGGCAGCAAAGGCCGAGGCACTCTGGAAGGGCGAGGCAGGGGATGTCTTCCTTTGTCGCACAATGGAGCAAGGCTTTCGAGATAACGGCATCAAATACGCGCCGGTAAACGTAGCGGCAGCATTCTCTTGGGAGCATTATATTGAAGAAAATACGGCGGGGCCGGATCGTTCCTTCGGATTCCACGGGTGGGTGGCAGGGAAAACGCGAGAACAATACTACACGTTTTGAACATCCTAATTGTTTATCACTTGCGGCTCGGAGACATCGCACGTTGCTTGCCAATAGCAAAGCACTTTGCGGATCGAGGACATAACGTCACCTTTGAATGCATGGCAGAGTATCACGGCCTTTTCGCGATGGTCGATTACTGCCGGCCAATCTATCCACAAAACGACCACAGCGGATTTCACCGCATCATCAACTTGCAAATTTGGCCGGACTTGCACGAAGACTTTTGTGCGAGTCCGCTAGGCTGGAGCGACTATGTTTACGGACTTTTCCCCGAAGGAAAAGACATCGACCGCCAGATTGTTCTCAACTCTCCCGCGATAGTAACGCCGCCCGAACTTAGGTCTTGGGTTCTTTGTTTTCCGACCGGCTACAGCCAGGATAAAAAGATCGACCCGCGAGATGTTATTACAGCGGCGCACCAAGTCGCAAACGGACGTCCTGTTCTTTGCGCTGGGAAGGCCGCTCACGGCATGGCTGAGTTTGAAAGCATAGAATATATGTGCGCCTACATCCGAGACGCCAACGAGGTTGTCACGATCAACACATCGACAAGCATCCTTGCATCCGCGCTCCGAAAAAGCTGGGTGCATATCGCGGACAGCCCGAAGCACGATTTCACGCATCCAAACCAGCGACGTGTAGAGCGCAAGTTTTGACGCATCGTCCCTTTTGTGGGACTGCTCGACATTTTTACGAACGATTTAAGCGCGATCATGAACGAACTGCCATTGGCAGTCACGTTCGGAGAGCGTAATTTCCTAGCGAACCGGACAACATACCGGCGCGACAACAGCCTAGCGGACGGCGGATTCATGGACTCCGCATCGATGACCATTACGGCTGTCTACGACGCATTCGTGCAGACCATTTCTCTCGGTGACGTGCTCGTCATCGGGGGCCGGCGCTTTCGCGTTACGTCAGCCGAGCTTTCCCAAGACGCCGTATCGGTCGATTTCAGCCTTGAGGACATAAATAAATGAGCATTTTCTTTCCAGAAGACGAGGGGCGCGAGGTTCCTAACGTCGATAATCAACCGATTCTCCGCACCGAAATCATTGCAGGGGCGGCGGGGCCGACCGGATCGCAGGGGCCGATTGGGCCAGTTGGCGTTGGCGTTGTTACAGGCGGCTTCACAGGGCAAGTGCTAGCGAAGAAAAGCAACGCGAACTATGACACGGAGTGGGTGACAGGCGGCGGTGGTGGGGCAGCGATCTGGGGCGGAATTGCAGGAACGCTCTCGAACCAGACCGATCTACAAACAGTTCTCGATGCAAAAGCTCCATCGTCCGGCATTTCACCGAGCGCGATTTCGGGAACGGCAGTCATAACGACCGATTCACGTTTAAGCGATTCGCGCACTCCTACAGGCGCAGCGTCGGGTGATCTTGGCGGAACATACCCAGCGCCTAGTGTTGTAAAGTTGCAAGGGTTCTCAGTCGCGACAGCCACCCCGATTACCGGACAATCTTTAGGTTGGACTGGCTCGGAGTGGAGCGCAGTCACGCCTCTTTCGGTTGTATCTTGGGGAGCAATAACCGGCACGCTATCGAATCAGACCGACTTGCAAAGTGCGCTTGACGCGAAGGCACTCAAGATCACGGCGATCACGGCAGGAACAGGACTGACAGGCGGCGGCGATCTTTCCGCTTCGCGCACGATATCGATGCTTGCGGACGTTCCTGCGGACTCGCTCAATTTCAACACGGCGGCAACCGAAACAACGGCCATCGGCAAGATGTTCTGGAACTCGACCGAAGGCGCACCACAAGTCGGACTTGCAGGCGGCAACGTGCAGTTACAAATGGGATCGATGCTTGTCGCTTACGTTCGCAATGCCGAGGCGACAACGCTAAACAAGGGCGAGGTTGTTTATTTATTCGGAGCAACAGGCAACCGCGCAAGCGTCAAGCGGGCATCAAACGTAGCAGATTCAAGCTCGTCCAAAACTATCGGCCTTGTGGCTGAAAGCATTGGCGCAAACCAAAACGGATTCATCGTCACGCAGGGCGTTCTCGACGGGCTTTCGTTAGGTTCTCCGTATGCGGAAGGAGATTCTGTCTATCTCGACACAACCCCAGGCGCATTCACGCGAGTTAAGCCAACGCAACCCGACCACATTGTTTTCATCGGAGTTGTAGAGCGAGCGAATGCTGGCAACGGCCAGCTATACATCCGACCGCAAAACGGATTTGAGCTTGAGGAATTGCACGATGTGTTGATCACTTCGCCACAAAACAACCAAACGATCCTTTGGAACTCGGCAACCACGCTTTGGGTAAATTCTACGCTAACCATCGGAACGATCAGCGGACTATCTACCGACTTGGCTACAAGAGTGGCATCGGTAACCAGCGGCATCACCGGCGCAACGCAACTTACCAACATGATGCAGATCACGTCTGCTGGATATAGCGCGATCACTTCGCCAGCCGCAAACACGCTTTATATTATCGTAGGATGATATTAACCGACTCCACCGCAGCGAGAGTGCAAGGATCAACCGTAACAGGCATCATCAGCGTCTCGTCAACATTTTTGCAATTTATGCAATATGCCGCCTTGACCGTTTCGAGGGCTATTTCTGGAACTATCGGGCTTGTAAAAAATGGCGCGGCACAACTCACGCTTTCCGGAACTTGCACCTACACAGGAGCAACGCAAATCAATGCGGGAACGCTTGCTGTTACAGGCGCATCAACTCTCAACGGAGTTATAAGTGGATCGGGATCATTGACAAAAACTGGAACGGCAGTTTTAACAATAGGTGGCAACAATACTTACTCTGGAGGAACATCATTTGTTTCGGGAGGGTTAGCTGGACTGATAGAATACAGCTCAAACAATGCTTTTGGAACGGGACTCTTTACTCTCTCTAACGCAGCAGGACGAATTGATACGGGGGGTAATGTAACCCTGTCTAACAACTTTCAATTAAACACTTCACTTCAGTATCGCACCATTGGAGCCAACACAATAACTGTTACGGGTAATATTGCAGGGACTGGAAATGTCAGTAAAACAGGAAATGGAATTCTCATTCTGTCTGGAACATTAACCTACACAGGGCAAACAATTATTACAACGGGATCAATACAGGCTTCAAAAACAACTGGTTCTTCAACCGCAACGGCATCGTTTGGAACAATTGCAACTTTAAGCGTTTCATTTAACGTTCCTCCTGATGCTGGAACTCAGACTTTCCGCTTCTTCCAAGGTTCTACGAGCAGAACGTATACAGCAGTGACATTAGTAAATGCACCAGGACGAACAGCAACATACAACTCCACAAATTCAACCCTAACAGTAACATGATAATTCTACCGAACGAGCAGGGATGGGCATTCGACGAGTCAACCGCTTGGAAACTCGTTTACGACGGGAGCACGATCATCTTTTACGATGAAACAGAAAAGGCGATCTCAACGCAAAGCGTGCTGTTCGTAGGCCCAAAAGACGAATGCGAAGCAGAGATCGCGAGACTTGGGCTTGTTGACGTTTCCGCCCAAGAGAATGATAACGGACTCGACATACACTCTGACGCTTGAAAAGGCACTGACCGATACTTTCGTCCTTGCTCTCCAGCAAGAGATGCAGAGCGCCCTTGTGGTGACGGCCGCCGAGAACTTCGGCACGATGACGCTGCCAGCCTGCTTCGTTAAATGCACTCGCCAGCGCGAGAGTATTATCGACTCCGCGATTTTCCAGTTCTCGGTCGATATTGCTTTGATCGTGCAGGCCGACGACATGGATCAAATGGCAATGGAAAACTTGTGGTCGCAGGTTCTGTGCATCTCGCACGACATAACCGGCCTTAAAACCAAGCTCAACGCCGTTCGTCCGCAATACGCTTTCGTATTCGGCATCCTTCGGGACGGGCCAGTTTCACTATCTTCAAATGAACGGCATTTCGAGCGTTCGGTCACGATCACGGTTCACGCCGCGCTTTTCGCAAGTTGACATTTTCCACGAATTACTATGCCAGCAACCGTCATCACCTCATCCGTCGCCTCAGGCGTCGAGTTCGGCCTTCTCCAAGAGACTGGCCTCCTTCTCAATTCATTCTCTCGCTCCGTTCAGAGCGATAAGGCAACCGTCATGGACGCTCTCGGCGATACCGTCGCCGTGGCTTATTTCAACAAAAGCGCAACGATCTCGCTCGATGGCGTCATCAACGGCGGCGTGGCTTATGAACTCGCTAACGTGCTTACCCTCGCCAACGACACGTCATCCTACGGCGTTTCTGGCGGTGCTGTTATCGTTGATTCCGTTTCCGAAACCACAGGCGCTGGCACATTCAAAACGATCACCGTCTCCGCGACTCAATACCCCGAGATCGTCTAAGCAACCCTGGCTCATGCCGTTGGCTCCCCGGCTAAAGGGAGCCGCCTTTTTTAAATATATGGACGCAAATAAGAAATTCTTTCACACGATCAACCTCAAAGCCGCTGTGGCACTCGCTACGATGGGCTTCAAAATGAACTTCCCACCGGTCACTCGACTGGTTCGCACCGACGGCAAAGAGTCAACGGAATTCTGGTTTGAAGGCGAGAACGCCAAGGGCCAAGACGCTTCACAGGTCTATCGCCAGATGACCAAAGAAGGCGACGAACTCGAAGAAAAAGACCCAGAGAATCCGCTTTGCTACATCCGCGCAGCATTGGCGAACAGGGATGTCCTTGTGGACATCATCCGCAATACGCCGCGACTGATCGAGATCGAACACAACGGCAAACGCATTGCTATTTCGGAAAACGCTTCGGACAAGACCAAACAGGAAATGACCAGATTTTTAAAATAATGAAAAAGACACAAAACACAGACCTAGTAAAAGACGACGAAATTCTCCGCATTCAAGCGATGGAAGACGGGCCGAAGAAAGTGAATGGGCGCATCCTGCGACCGATCACGGCGCTTACGATCTCATGGATGCAACGCAATGAAGTATTTAGCGGCAACATGGACTTGGTATGGAAATCAGCCGCATTCGCCTACCTTCACAGCGAGCCGTATAGCGCGATCCGCTCGGTGGTCAATGACCGAGGCGCATTCATCAACGCCGTGGATTCGTGGATCGAAAACAACATGATCCACCACCTTGAAATCTCGGCAATGACAGACGCCATGAATGCCGCCTTTGAGCTTTACAACGCATCGGCAACCGAATCTAAGGCAGGATCAGGATCGGGAAACTAAACGGCCCCAACTGGCTCGCTGCTTACGTATTTCGACTCGTCAAGCTGACCGGCTGGGGCTTCTCTCACATCCTCGAAGAGCTTCCATTCGCGGCAGGCTTGCAACTCCTCCAGGCTGACGATTACGCAAACGGCATCCACCGCCCGTGGTCGCGCAACAACGCCAGCGTTGATGTTGACGCTTTCGCCACAATAGAAGCGACACTCGCAAAGTATGGCAAAATTTAAATTCGAGAGCTTGAAATTTGAGCAGATAATGAAGGACTACGCAGAGATACGCGCAGTCACGATCCCTGACGCCGTCATGCTAAATGCTCGCCTTCTTTGCGTAGAGCTGGCGAGGCGGACGCAGCCGTTCGGAGATGATGAAAAGTCAAAGCTAACAGGCGAAAAGGCGATCACTCGCGATCTGGTCGGAGGCCGCTCATCGAGTGCCGTGCATTCTCAGCGTCGCGCTGGAATCTTTGGAATCATTGGCGATGCAATGAATATCAAGGGTGGCTACGCTTGGTATAAAACAGGCGAAAACGTCCGCTTATTTGTCGGGAAAGATGGTTACGCATACGGAACCGAAAAAAGCTATTTCAGGCCGGATGCTTCGATGACCGATATGCGATCGTTTCACAAAAAGTTTTTTGTAAATGGCAAGATGTCATCAGCAGGATCGCGCGATAAAACAATCGGACGCTGGAAATTCTTAGATAAAATGTTTGTAAGCGAGGCCACGATGAACGCCTACAAAGAAACCGTCTTGAAAAAGGTTGGTATCGCCAAGGCAGGATGGGCATCATGCGCTCTTAAACTCAAGAAAGTAAACAAGGGCAGCCTAACAGCAGGCTTTCCGAAATGGGTTACAAGGCATACCGGCGACTTCGACAATGGGCGCGTGCAGGACATGACGGCGGATAGAAAAAACCCAAGGGTTGAAGTTACAAACAAAACGCCTTGGGCAAGCGATGTTATTCCAGCGAGCGAGGAGTTACGCGCCAAATCAGTTGTTGCAACAAAGATGAAAAAGCAAATGGAAGCCATCCTAAAAAAGAGACAAAAAGGACTTATAGAAACATAACGATATGGCCGACGTAACAGTAGAATTTGGAGCAACCGACACAGGACTTGAGAAGACACTCAAGGCCGTTCAAGACGAACTTACCCAGCTAAAAGGCAAGGTATCGAGCGGTGAGCTTTCCATGACCGAGCTTGAAAGCACGATGAAGCGCATCGGTCAGGTGACGACGATGGAGAAGAACATCAAGGCCATCGGTGATTCGTCCACTGCAACATCGCCAAAGGTCGATGAGTTAGGCAAGGACATGAAGGTGGCTGGCGATAAAGCCGAAGACGCTGGGAAAAAGGGTAAAATAGGATTTGGAGAAATAGCAATAGGCGCAGGTATTGCGGGCGCGGCAGTTAAACTTGGGACGGCAGCGATTGATGCGGCCTTTGCTGTCGCGCAGAAGACGGTCCAGAGCTTCGGGGACGCGTTGAATATGGGTGGCAGGCTTGCGGAGCTTTCAGACCGCACGGGCGTTGCTGTTGATCAACTTTTGATCTTGGAGCGAGCATTCCAAAACACAGGAATCGGGGCTGATTCTCTTGGCCCGATTATCAACAAGATGCAAAAAGCAATCGTTGATGCTGGCGATGGGAGCAGCAAGGCGGCTGATGCGTTCACGAAACTAGGCATCCCACTTTCAGAGCTTGAGAATCTCTCTCCAGATCAACAACTGCAAGCCATAGGAAAGGCTATTGCAACAATTCCAGATCCAGCGGAGCGCGCCTCCATATCGATGGAGATATTCGGTAAATCTGGCGGTGCGTTGAATCAAATGTTTGCCGACATGGATGGCGAGATTGAAACGGCTAAAGATCAACTCGGAACGCTTCCGCAAGTGATGAAAGAAGGTGCAAAGCAATTTGATCGGATATCTGACGCGGTTGTTATTATAAGTGGGAAATTCGTTGAATTTGCTGCCGGCATAATCGACAAAGTGAAACCGGCTTTGGATGCGCTTACAACGGGATTAACTCGCATTGACGCGGCAAAGCTAGGCCAGCAACTTGCAGGATTTTTTGCAGGCGCAGGAGAGGGGATGAAGGGATTCCAAGCCGCTGTGGATGCGATTGACGCTGGTGAAATGGGAACGGCATTTAAAATTGTAGGGCAGGCGATCCAGCTACAATTCAAAGAGACAGCGAACAGCGTTTACGCGAACATGGTCGCGGCTTTTAAGACGGCCGCCGATTTTGCGGCTAAAATATTTGATTCTTCTGGTGCGCTCTCTCAAACAATACTGATGTCTTTTGATCTCTTGGCGAATAAAGCCGGAGCGAGCATTATGAGCGGGCTTGCAAAGGCATTTGACGGGAGCTATTTGACGCGGGGGATTGCTGATTCTTTAAGAGAAATGGCGGCGGAGTCTACAAAAACAGCAAAAATTGCTGAAGATGGGTTAAAGGGAGCGGGGAGCCGAATTGCTCAACAATTTACGGAGACAGGAAAAGCACTCCCTAAAAGTTTCAAGGAAAACATGGCTGGCGTTCCGCCGCTTTTTACAGGCATAGAAAAGCACCAGCAGGAAATTGATCGCTTACAACAGGGCATCACTAGGTCGACGAAGGAAACAACGACTGCGATTTCAGAGCAAGCAAAGGAAGACGCAAAGGCCGAGCAGGAAGCTAGAAAGTATTTTCAAGACCACAAAAAATTCCAAGAAGACCAAGCAAAGGCTAACGCAAAAAAAACGGCAAGCCAAGAGGCGGCAAATAAACTAAAAAAGGATGAGCTAAAATTCCAACTAGAATTTGCCGAGGCTCAAGCCGCTGGCGACTCGGAGCACATAGAGCAATTAAACGCGCAAAAGAACTGGCTAGACAATTACCAGAAAGCATTAGCCGCAGGACTAGGAGAGGAACAGGCGGAGAATTTCGCTACGAATATGGCCATCGCCGCAGCAAACTCGGCAAACATAAAGCAATACGACAAAGACGGAAATCCGTTGTTTTTCAAGGCGGCAGAAATGTCCGCAAAACTAAATGAAAATCTAAAATCGGCAACAGGCTTTGCCGATACGCTTGCAAACATGAAAGAAATAAAAGCGTTAGATAAAGCGGCGAATAGTTCAAAGGCTGCAAGGGAGGAGTTGCTTGCAATGGATAAATTGCTTGGAACTGATCTTGCCCAAAAGAGCTTTCCCGATCTTGTTAAAAAGCTCAACTTGGACAAAATAGGGCAGACAGGAGAAGAGCAAATACGCGCACTTGTAACATATTTTAATAACGTTAAAACTGATCTTTCTAAAAATCCTATTGATTCTGAAAAGGGACAAGAAAAAATCCGCGAACTTATTGCATTTCTTGGCGGGAATCCAATGAAAGCCGATCTTGTGATAAATCACGACGAAGCCAAAAAATCAACTGACTCTGCATTTTCAAAAGTCGAAGCAACCCTAGATGCAGAAAAAAGCGTCAAAGGAATCCGCGACTCGGTCAAGGACGGCATCGAGATTGACGTGGCCGCGAAGTCGGGCGTGAGCGGGTTGCTGGATGCGATCAAAACCCTTGTTGCTGATATTAAAGTCTACGCAAATTCAATGGATAAAAAATTACCAATCGCAGTCGTCGGAGCATAAAAAATGATTACATATCACGGAACTAACAAATTGGTTTTGGTAAAAAGAGCGATTAACGTGACTCGCTATGGGTTATTTACATGTAACGCCCAATATTCCTGTCGTAATGACGCGATTGACTATTGGGCGAATCGTTTAATTCGCGGAAATACATTGCCAGGCATGGAAGGATTTGTTATTGATATGGACGTTAATATTGACATAGGTCAGAATGGCTTTACAACATTCGACGTCAGTGGATATGGGCGAGATTTAGGCAAAATTGATTCGAGGACATTATTTTAATATATGCAAATCACACAGGAATATTATACAGCCGAGACGCAGGACATTCCGATAACCGTAATTGTCGCTGTCAATCTGGTATCAGGAGACTTAAAGGCTTACGAAAACGTTTTATCGTTAAAAGTTATATCTGATGTAATTATAAGAAAATCAACACAGACGGCCTCTACTTCTGTGCGCGGACAGAGGGCGCGTGGGAATTTGGATTACAATCCGATAATCACAACATTTGGGCGGGGCGGGGCAGTTATTCGTAATAATCCATTTGAGGCCATACTAGCAAGTTTAAGTATAACCGAGGCAAACTCGACATATACATTGCCGACATACATCCCATCCACATTTTTAACTAAAACTCCTTACGTTTCAAGTGTGTCCGCAAGTCCTGCGGGTGCAAATGTGGAAATAACAACAACCACGTCACTATATTTGGCTGCCCCGCGCGTCTATATTTCAGTAAAACTAAATTGATCCAAATTTATAAAATGCCAATTCCATATACAATTCAATCAACGCCAAAAACAACGCCAATTTCGGCGAAGGGATTGAATGATAATTTTACTTATTTGGATAATATTACCTCTGGTGGCATTGATACGCCAGTGCCGCCAACCGGCACAGGGGTTTATGTGCTCGCTTGTCAGGGCGGATTTTTATTTTGGATGCAAACGGAGGAGTGCGAGTGATCGGGCGAACAGCCAACGCGATCAAAATCAAAACCGACGACGGAGGCCTTCGCGCTGTGAATTGCGCGTGTTGTGAGGGTGTTTGCGGATGCCAGACGGGCGTAAAGGGATCGCTTCTGCAAATAATGAATACTGCATCAAGTGGAACAGCAGATGGAAACAGTTTAAATTTTTATCCTCTCGGACCAAATCAGTGGTTTGCGTTTGCTATAGTCGAACTTGAACCTGATCCTGGAACCACTCTTTACGTTACTAACTACAACAATGGATGTTTTTATTTTGAAGCAGAGGGAACTGGGCGTGGATATATATCTAATTGCAAACCATCATTGGGTGAAGGGTATACATACAACAAAAAAACTTATACATTAAACGGGGTTTCATTTCCTTGCGTTTCAGTTATGCAAATAGACCCACCATCGCCTCAAGTTCCTTTTCCACCTCCAGTTTTTGTATTTACATGACGCTCCCGCCGCACATAGCCGAACGCCGCGCCCAAATACTCGCACGCTTCGGCAACGCCGCGCATCGCTTCGCTCGCGCTGGCTTCGCGACCACGCCACCCGAAGCACTCGCCACCCGCGAAGCAACGTGCCACGCCTGTCCCGAATGGGACGCCACCGCACTCAACGCCACGGGCCGCTGCCGCAAATGTGGATGCTCGACTTGGGCAAAACTCCGCATGGCAACCGAGCGTTGCCCGATAGGCAAATGGGAAGCTGCTGTTGACAAACCTACCAACTAAATGGCACGCGATCTCTTTATTGACATGACCAACCGCAGGCTCGCACAGAGCTTGACGAGCTTATTCCCATCCGACTTCCCCAGCTTCGTCAAAGGCGACACGGGGCAAATTAATTTGTATTTCTTGCAAGCAACCGGAGATATCCAGTCGCCGTTTACTGTCGTTGATATGACCGGAACATCGGTGAAGTTTGGGGTCGGAACACGAACAGGGACGCCAAGGAGCGGAACATTTACGCTTTCTTTCGGGGGCGAGACAAGCGGGGCAATTGGGTTCTCCGCGACAGCGGGCGCAATATCGTCTGCGCTTAATTCGCTTTCAGCCATCACAAGCATAGGCGGCGTGTCAGTTGACGGAAGCGTGTCCACCAATTTCGTTATCAATTTCAATTCCGCTGGTACTCGCTCCGCAATCACCGCAGACGTTTCGCACTTGATACCAACGACATTAGCACTCGTTGACGAGCGACTTGCAGGAGACGCCACGACAAGCGAGATTCAAGAGCTTCAGCTACGTTTGACGCCTGCTGTATATCAACCGACTTGGACGGATTTTCCAACGGCGGTGACGGCATCAGTTTCCACGAGTATTACGGGGTCAGCAAGCAACAATGAGGTCCAGCGTATTGATTTCAGTCGGTCGCCATATAGTGGGTCGTATCGCATTACGGTTCCGACCTACAATGTGGATATCGCGTCGACCGTGACTGACGGAGTTTTTATTTCAAGCGAGAATCACGGGTTGGTTCTTTCGCAGCCAGTTTCTTTGACAGGATTTACAGCGATAACGGGTTATACGCAGGGTCAGCAGTATTTCATACGAGCGATCCCAAATTCAACACAATTTACATTGGCGGCTACGGCCAACGGCACAGCAATAACCGGAAGCGCAACTGTAACCGCTGGAAGCATAGCAACAACTGTTTTGCGTCAGACGGCTCCAATAGAGCCAGTGAATAACGCGGGACTTGTAGAATCCGCACTAGAAGTGCTAGATTGTATTGGATCAGGCAATGTTGTTGTGAATGGAATTGTGGGGTCTTTTTTTTCCATTACATTTCAAAATGAAAAAGGGTTGCGAGAATACCCGCAACTGCAAGTTCAATCCACTTTGCAGGGGTATCCTGGAAAATATGCCTTGGTAAATTTCAACACATTTGGCGTCCGAGATTATTTGCTTAACTCAACGAGCGCGACAGCGGATCTTGAAATTGAACTTACGAATGGTGGAGATCGCAGCACGATAATTTTGCAACCATGCACGCTTATCGAAGAGCTAATTTCGCAAACCGGAATAGTGTAATGGACAGCCACACTTTTCATACGTTCGTCGGCACGAGCGCACCCGCAACGGCTGTGCTGATCTCGTTCTCCGAAGTCGAGGCATGGCTTCGCGTCCTCTCTCTCATTCTCGGAATTTGCATCGGTGCGGTCTCGTTATACAAAATGCTCAAAGCAAAAAAACCATGAAGACATTATTTGCAAAATTGAAAGAACCGTCCACTATTCGCGGGGTCGCGATAATTGGCAGCTTGGTGGGCATAAGCCTAGACCCGTCTAAGTGGGATGCCATCGGCTCGGCACTTGCGGCGATAATCGGACTCATCGAAATCTTCCGCAAAGAAAAATGAGCGCAAGAACCATCGCGCTTTGGATGATCGTTCTCAGCTTCGCGTTCTTAGGCATGGCGTTTTTGACGTCATGCGCTGGGTTTAAAAATCCGTCGGTATGTTTGAAAACCGACTACGGCACATTCTGCTACGAACTCCCAGAAATACCATCGCTAAAAAAATGACATTTGACGACCGCTCGGAGATTCAGCTTGCAACGCTCCACCCAGCGATGCAAAAGGCCGCACGCGCCTTTCTAGGCGTTGCAAAGACTATATGTGCTAAGGTGGGCTGTGACGTTAAAATCATCAGCGGCACTCGGAGCTATATGGAGCAAGATGCGCTCTATGCGCGGGGCCGCACAACCCCAGGGAAAAAGGTAACGAACGCCGCCGCCGGTCACAGCAATCACAATTTCGGCATCGCTTTCGATATCGGCATTTTTCGCGGAAAAGAGTATTGCGGCGAGCATCCGTTGTATAACGAACTAGGCACGCTCGGAAAAAGCCTTGGCATGGAATGGGGCGGCGACTGGAAGTTTGTTGACGAACCGCACTATCAGCTACGTCCAGCATGGGCGAAGGGCATGACCGAGCGCGATATGCTCGCCAATTTACGCAACCGAGTATCCAAAAAAATAGACGTTCTTGCTTGAAAAAAAAGAGACAACCGACGGTTGAATCAGATCGCACGGAAGCACTCGCGGAAGCGAAGCGCATCCTCTCGGAGCATTACGACTGCGGCCTCGCCATTGTATCTTGGGAACAAGGAGGGGAGACCATGCACGGGGAATTTGTCTTCGGCAACAAATACGCCGTGGAAGGACTCGCAGGCGACTCTTTCAGCATTTTATTTCCAGACGCAGAAGAAGAAGAGGAGGACGAAGAAGCATGAAAATGACATTGGAATTCGACGAGACCGAGCGATACGAGCACGAGGTGGCCTGCAAGGCACTTGATATTCTGATCCTAGTGGATGACATAGATCAAGAGCTTCGGAGCGCCTTAAAGCACGAGAGCGGAGCATTCGCAAAACTCGACGAAGATACGATGGAGGCCGTTCGCGCGTGGATATGGGAACAACGAACCAGCCGCAACATTCCAGAGCTAACATGAAGGGATGGAAAAAATGGATGGCTGTCGGATGTTCTCATGGTGATCAGATCGACCCAGAGGCACGCAAGGCCGTCTTGACGTTCCGAGACCGCTGGAAGCCGGATACGACAATTCACCTAGGCGACTTCCTTGACCTAGCAGCGTTTCGCTCTGGCGCTATTTCCGACCCGAACTCAAGCGACCGCGCCGCGAGCATCTCGGACGATCTAAGTGCCGGCATTGATTTTCTCCATGAATTAAGGCCGCAACATATTCTCTACGGAAACCATGAAGCCCGGCTCTACAAGCTCGCGTCGTCGCCGAACGCTCTAGCCGCTCACGCCGCCACGCTTACCATCCAAGCGATAGAGAAGACCGCGAAGGAACTAAAAGCGCGGCTGTATCCATACCATATTCGGAGCTTTTACGAGCTAGGCGGAACGAAGTTCGTTCACGGGTATATGTATAACGTGCAGGCCATCCGCGATCACGCAGAGACATACGGCCAATGCGTTCTGGCCCATCTACACCGCGTAGGCTGGGAACGCGCACGCACACTAGACGGCGCTTCGGGCTATTGCACCGGAATGCTTGCGCGTTTCGATATGGAATATGCGAGCACGCGCCGCGCAACATTCGCGTGGTCGCAGGGCTTCGCGTATGGGTATTACAAAGACAACTCAATAAACATCAATTTATGCGAAAGACGACAAAACACCCCTTGGCTCTTGCCGATCTAGAAAAAGCCTGGGCGGCTTTCTACGATTCGACAAAAGTCGAAAGCGAGAAAGACCTAGCCAAGCAAGGTTGGAAGACAATTCGCTCTATTGCCGAAGAGTCGAAATTGACCATCGCAGCTGTTTCTTGCCGAGTTGAAACTGCAATTGGAAAAGGGATTCTTGAAACAAAAAAGGCAACAATACAAACGAATCAAGGCGTCCGCGAGGTTAATTTATACCGCCCAACATAGTTAGATTTTATTATGTGACTTGGTTTCTATCCAAGCCGCAGATGCGCTCCAGCATTGGATGAGCCCATATGTAAAGCTTTTTCCACAGATTTATTTTCGCACTTCGCGAATTTTTTTCTTTTCATCTTGGAGGAGATGAATGAGAGTTTGCACATCGAACGAGACGAACTCGAACGAAGAAACCAAAATAGAAAACCAAAAATGAAAATCGAAATAAAATTCACAGATGGAACAAGCCGCACAATCGGCGGAGCCAATGACATTGCAACCTGCCTAGATTACGATCTGGGTCGCAACTGGGTAGAATCAAATGGTCTAGTATGGGCAGCAGAGGACGCCGAAGGCCACGAAGACGACTCAAGTGCAGAAATTCTAATCGACGGTGTTCGCACTAGCATCGACAACCTCCCAATCTAAATACATGGAACCACTAACATTTCTCGCACTATTCGGAATTTGCACTTGCTGTGCCTTTATCGCTGGTTATCTAATCGGCAACATCAAAGCCACCTGCGAATCAGAGCAAACCCGCCGCTGGTGGATGAACCGCCAGATCAAACGGGAGCGGAAATAAAGCAAAAACAAAAAACAGGAAACATAAAAATGAAAAAAACAGAACAACGCAATTTATTTGAAGATAAAAAAGAGTTTATTTATCTTGAGACGATTATTGGGTCAGGATTTGAGGCGGATGTTGCAAAACTAGCCCTTGATGACGGTATAGCATATCGAGCAGCAAGAAAAAATATGCAGATACACTCTGCGGTGCTGGTTAAAGTCAATGATGAGTTTGCTGGCTTTTTCACATTTCAAAACAACCATGAGATAAAAGAGTTTTGCTTGCTTCAATCTACGATTAAGCCTGAGTTCTTCTCTTATGATCTTTATTCAGAAATGACGGCAGAGGTTGTTTCACACAATAAAAACCATTATCCAGCATTTATTACAACAAATCCAAAAAGTAAATTTGAAACGCCTAAATTTTTTGAGAGCATGGGTTTTAGAACTTACTTAGAAATGTCTGGATATGCTTATATGATATTAGGCTCAGACGAGCAAGCTAGATTTAAACTTCTCGCACACATTACAATGTGCAATGTGTGGAACTCAATAAGCGGAAGATGGCTAAAATTAAAAAGAGAATGGAATGCGCTAATTGAAGGAGCTGGTGAAAAGGCATCAGTTAAAAATCCAAAGTATGCAACCCGTGATGGGTGCTGGCAAGGTAGCAGCGGGATGTCAAATGTTGTATTTACAACGCATAAAGTTGAGGACGGCATAATAAAAACAAACTCGGAAAAATCACACAATGGAAACGCCTCTGTTTTAGATCCAGTAGCGTGTGAGGTTATCCTTCGTTTCTTTATGCCAGCGAACGGGAAACAAGTTTACAATCCATTTGGCGGAGGCGTCCAATTTGGATTTGTGTCAGGGCATTATGGATATGATTACGAATCAAGTGAAATTAGAAAAAACCAATGTGATGCAAATAATTTGATATGCGGTGAATTAAAGGGGAAAGCAATTTGGACGCACAGCGATAGTTCGATCTACAAACCGAGCCACAAATCAGATCTAGTTTTTACTTGCCCTCCATATTACAAGGTTGAGGAATATCTTGATTATGATGGAAAGCCTCCAGCGGGGGAACTAAACACTCTTCCAGATTATGAAACTTTTAGAGATTTGCTTTTTTCTGGATATAGAAACGCTATTGATTCATTGAATGAAAATTGTTTTTTTGTTGTAATGACTGGCGATAGCCGAGATAAAGATGGCGGGTATTATTGTTGCGAGTCTGAGCATGAGTTATTCTTTAAAAATGAGGGCTTAATGGTTTATAATAAAATCATTTATCTTGAGTGTGAGTTTACACGCCTTGCTCATGCTAAACGGACGCTAAATTATAGGAAATTTCCTAAACGTGAGCAAAAAATCATAGTTGCTTACAAGGGCGATCCAACTAAAATCAAAGACCTATATCCTTCAGTCGGGAGGCTTTAATGAAAAACTACTCAAACATAATATCATTAAATCTTAATTCTAGAGGGGTTTACTGTATAGATACCAGCATGGGATGTGAGAGCGGGATGAGAAATGAACTAGGGGGTTGTTATGGTGATTGTTATGCGGCAAAGTCAGCAAAACTATACGGATATGATTTTTCGAAAACAGTTTTAAGGGGGTTTGATGGATATTGGCATGAAATTGAAATATTAAAAAAAATAAATCATTCAAAAGCCAAGTTTATTAGAATAGGATGCAGTGGAGATCCTTCTGAAAATTGGCAGCATTGTATTAATATTTTAGACAAATTAAAAACCTGCAATAAAGAGATAGTGATAATTACAAGACATTGGACGCTTTTAAGCGACCAGCAGATAGAGTGGCTTTCCCGTTTAAATATTTGTATCAACTCATCCGTGTCGGCTCTCGACACTCCAGAAATAATGTATAGATCAATTTCTCAATTCAAAAGACTGGAAAAGCATTTAAAGTCAGTCCTAAGAATAGTATCATGTGATTTTAATACTAAAAATGAAACTGGCTTAAATTTGCACCAAATTCAAAATGAGTTATTTAAAAATGAACCAGTGATTGATACTATATTTAGACCAAGTTTAAAAAATAAACTTGTGATTGATGGCATTGTAAATGTTTCTAAAACCTTATTCAACGGCAAAAAAACATTAACGAGCAAGTTTAATAAAAGAACATTTGCAGGGAAATGCAAGAATTGCTCGGAGTTATGCGGAGTTGGCGTAAAGTCAAACTACAAACACACAACAAGGCCAGGGCTTGAAACACAAAATCAATTTTGGAATTAATTACAATGACCGCCGAAGAACTACATGACGCGGAATGCGAGTTCACCCGCAGCCTTCTGTGCGGGATGATTCAGCAGGCCGTTGCCGACCTGCAAAGCGAGAAGGTATTTTTAAGCAAACAGCTAAACGAGGCTCAAGAACTCGACCGCGAGTCAGCAATTCATTTCATCCGATCAAAAGCATTTCAGGGCATCTGCGATGTCTTAGCACTCCCAGCAGACAAAATAAAAACAAGGGCATTAAAAAATGATACTCTCACTCGATCCAGGAACGACCCACACCGCGTTCGTGCAATTCGACCAACAAAAAATAGTTGACCACGGCCACCTTCCGAATGCCGAGATCCGCCAAGTTCTCATCGGTCGCGAATACGACCGAGTGGCTTGCGAGATGATCGCATCCTACGGCATGGCGGTCGGTGCAAGCACCTTTGAAACGTGCGTATGGATCGGACGATTCATCGAGGTTGCGAGAGTGGACGTTGAATTAATTTTTAGGAAAGATATCAAACTTTTTCTCTGTGGCACAATGCGAGCCAAGGACGCGAACATTCGCCAAGCCTTGATCGACAAAGTCGGGCCGCAGGGAACAAAGAAAACCCCAGGGGCGACTTATGGAATTAAGTCGCACACTTGGGCGGCACTCGCTGTGGCCGTATTCGCAGCGAACAACAACAAAAGAAAATAGAAAATGAAAATAACAAAAGGAAAACAAACACGCGCCCAGCGCGTCGTCATCTACGGCGTGGAGTCCGTAGGCAAAAGCACATTCGCGGCCAAGTTCCCGAAGCCGCTATTCTTGGACATCGAGGGCGGCACGTCCCACCTAGACGTTGACCGTTGCGAGATCAACAGCTGGAAACAATTAACGGATGCGTTAACAGAAGCCAAGGTGACCGATTACAAAACCGTAGTCATCGACTCGGCAGATTGGGCAGAACGCCTGTGCGTTGAAGACCTACTCGCCACCAGCAAGAAAACCAGCATCGAGGACTTTGGATTTGGTAAAGGTTGGGTGATGATCGCGGAAAGAATGAGTCGGATGCTGTCCAGCATTGATCAACTCATTGACGCCGGCAAGAACGTGGTGATGATCGCGCACTCAAAAATCGTGCGCTTTGAAGCACCAGATGCGCTCGCCGCATACGACCGGTACGAGTTGAAACTGAGTAAGCAAAGCTCGCCACTACTTAAAGAGTTTGCGGACGAGCTTTGGTTTTTACGATTCAAGACCAAGGTCTCAACAACGGACTCCGGCAAGGGCAAAGGCATCGGCGGCAAGGAACGCATCTTGTTAACCACGCACAGCGCGGCATACGATGCGAAGACGCGAAGCGGACTCGCAGAGGAACTCCCGCTAGAGTGGGCATCGGTCGCGCACTTGTTCGAGGCCGTTGCAACTAAACAGCCGAACCATATCGTCGTAACCGACGAAATGGTCGGCTGGCAAGAACGGCTCGCAGAGCATGAAGGAGCTGTTAACCAGTTCCTAATTGCTCGCGGCGTATTAACAAGCGAACAGACTTGGCGTGACTGCGCTCCGGAATACCTGCATCGCGTAGCGCTTCGGGTCGATCAGTTCGTCAACACAGCTATCGAATGGAGGTCGGCAAACAAATGAGCAAAGAGATATCACCATCCTCCCTGCCAAAACTCGCCGAATGCGCTCTCTTCGAGGGCGCAGGCGGAACAAGCTTGGCAGCGGAGCGCGGCACGGCGGTTGACGTTGCGATCCGAAACCTTATCTCGGCAGAACATGACGTTGCAATCGTAGGCGAAGACGCCGGAGCTATCGGTTACGGAGTCGAGGAACTGACACGCCTTGCAAAGGGATCGTTTGTCGAGACTCGCGAAGAGTATCTTGCAATGGCAGTCCCTGGGCTCTCGAAACTCGGCACGGCAGACGCAGTCTGCAAGGCCGAGAAATGGGTCGCAGACATCAAGACAGGCCAGTTACGCAATTACAGAGATCAGCTTCAGGCATACTCATTAGCGTGCATGGAAGATAACTTTGAAATGTCTTGGACTGCTCATGTTATCTACGTCGATCAAAAGTTAATTCGTAGCTACGACTTCACCTACGAAGAAGCCAAGCAGGGCACACAAAGAACAATCGACCGCGCAACAAGCGCGGAGGCGAAGCCGACGCCTTGCGAGTATTGCAGTTGGTGCAAACACTACAACAGCTGCAACGCCATCGTGCGGCAGGCTGAGAGCGCTATCGCTCTCATTCCCGACGTTACAGGCAACAGCATCGATGCGATCCGCCAGCGAATACTCGCAACGGCAGAGAGTATGGGAGCGTTCGCAAAAGAGTGGAAGCTCGCAGAAAAGGAGATCGCCGAGCCGGTGCTTGGTCATCTCAAGACTCGTCTTGAAAACGGCGAAGAAGTCGCAGGATGGAAACTCACCAGCATGAGCGGAAGGAAATTCGTGGAAACAGACGCAATAGCAAAAGCAAGCCAAAACATCACAAAAGAGACACTAATACTCGCCCTTGGCGGTAAGATGTCAGAAAAGAGTTATCTCGAACTCTGCGCCAATAACGGCGTAGAGCCAGATACAACGGCGATCAAGGCCGGAGCGCCGACAACACAACTCCGCCAAACAAAAATAAAATAGAAAAACAAAAATATGCCAACATACAAAGCATCAGAACCGAAGCAGGCCGCGATTTATTTCGTAGAGCCAGGAACCTACGAAGTCGAGATCGTTAAAGCCGTCGAGAAGACTTCCCAAGCCGGAAACCCAACGATCAAGCTCGACGTTGCCGTCCTACTTGAAGGCGGAACAACAGGGCCGACGATGTGGGAACATTTAACCTTCACCCCGAAAGCGGCGTGGAAGGTTGACCAAGTGCTCTCCAGCATCGGTCGCGCCGTAGTCCCAGGCGAAGACGTGACGGTGGAAGCCGAAGACCTTATTGGCGAAAAAGGAGTCTGCGTCATCGGCGTAGAGCCAGGTCAGACCAATCCAGATCACCAGTTTAATTGCGTAGAACGCTGGTTGTTTGGAGACGAGAAAGCCAAATGGCTAGGCAACCGGCGCAAGCCAGCGGCCAAGACGGACAAGCATATCGTCGCCAAAAGCAATGGTTATGTTCCTCAACCCGCCGACGAAACCGACGACATTCCGTTCTAATAAATGAACGGATCTCTCACTCTCCGGTTGGTCATCTGTATGAATGACTGCCCTATTGGGCTTAGGTTGGAAAGGGGCGACCCGCTACCAGTCTACCAACATACATACGACGACACGCCGGAGGGGAGAGCACTTGCTGAAACCCATTTAGAAAGAATATCAGATTATGTTCGACGGCATAACAAAGATGTTAAATCTCGCAAGACTAGTTAAAGAGCAGATGGCCGATCTTGAATTACTCGTAGATTTATTAAACAAACGTATCGAATACTTAGATAATGAAAACGATGAACTGCGAAAAGACAACCGACGGCTCCGCCAATTCCTATCCGGACAAGATGAATGACCAAATGCAACATTGGAAAGGGTATCCGCTCCGGTGCTGGCCGAACCATCAAGACGACTGCTATCGATGGGACTGGGAAATCCTAATCGACGGCACTTGGCTTGAGGTTGTAACTCAGTCCACGAGATGGATAGAGGAGGAGGCCGAGGAGGTGCTGGAAAGGCATTTAAGGAAGAAACAAAATGATCCTATCACCTGACTTTCCTGACCATTACAAGACGAAAATCCTGTTGCGCCTAGCCGGTCACGCAGGCGTGTTTAGCCTTCTCAAGTTGTGGTCGCAATGCCAATTTCGTAAATGCGAAAGGATAGAAAAGCCAGCGGATATCGTCGCAGCGATAGCCGACTGGACAGGTGACCCGATGCAACTCGAAAATGCGCTCGTAGAAAGCGGCTACGCAAGGCGCGAAGGTGACGCGCTTGTCTTGCATCAATGGCAAGACCAAAATAAGCGTTTATTCTCGAATTACAAAAATGGGAAGAAAGGCGGAAGGCCGAAAAGTGAAGCTCCAAAGCCTGCAAAAAAGCCAGTCGGAATGCGTCTGTAAATAACCCAAACGAAACCCAACGATAACCCAAATGAAACCCAACGCTAACCCAACAATAACCAATGGTGGTCTAGATAGATAGAATATCTATCTACTACCGTAGATAGATAGGCTTCGCCTCTCTCGCTTAAGGCGAGAGGCGAAGCTATCCAGAAGCAAAAAGAAAGGAAAAGATGGCAATTTTAAAAAGAGAAGAAACAGCAAGCACAAGGTCGGCAGTTCCGACAGCACCGAGCGCAGAGAAGGCCGCGATCTCGATCATCCTTCAAAACTACGAAGTGCTCGATGCCGCGAAGTGGGACGCTGACTTGTTCTTCGAGCACGCCAACAGAGCTTTGCTGTCGGCGGCCAAAGAATGCCACCACGAAGGCTACAAGTCGGACATCTTCCGACTCCAGGCGGTGCTTGAAGAAAAAGGGCTGATCTTCGACGTGGGCGGATACCACGGAGTCACCGAAGCATTCACGGCCTATCCGACAGGCGACGCTGTCGCCGCTCTCGACTTCCGAAAGGACTTGCTCAAAGCCCGCCGGTACCGCAAAGCGATGGCGAAACTTGCCGAGAGCAGGGACGACATACGCGAAATGCGTGCTGATCTCAACGGCATCGCTCAACACCTAGCGGACTCGGACGAGGAACAAACGGACGCCGTATCGCTCAAAAAACAATGCAATGACCTACTGACCGAGCTTCTCAAGACAACGCCACCCGAACGCTTCACAACCGGAGTGAATGGGCTGGATGAAAAACTAAACGGCGGATTTGAGCGGGGAACGCTCGCTGTGTTCGCGTCGGAGACTTCGGGCGGTAAGTCTATTGCTTTACTCCAAACCGCCCTACGCGGGGCTATAAACGCCAAGAACGGCGTTATCTTCAGCCTAGAGATGAGCGCAACACAGGTCATCGGACGTTTAGTCGCCGCGCAGAGTGGATGGCGTTGCGTCTCAGCCTACGAAAAACCGAGCCAACCGCACGTTAACGGCATGAAACTTGGCATCGCCGAAATATCGGCTCTTCCGATAACCGTTTGCGACAAAGTGTCGGATATCGACAGTATCGAGTCGATATGTCGGCAACTCAAGCGCACCGGCCTTGATTGGGTGGTGGTCGATTACATCCAACTATGCTCGCCGTCCGCGGACAGCAAAAGCGAGACACGCGAGCAACAAGTGAGCGAAGTCGTGCGCCGTCTCAAGTTGATGGCGTTGCATTTAAATGTTTGCGTCTTGACCGCTTCCCAACTAAACGACAAGGGCGAGCTTCGCGAGTCGCGGGGAATCGGTCATCACGCCGACTACGTCCTGCACATCGATCATGCGAACCATCCAGACATCGAAATTAAACTTATGAAAAACCGAAACGGAGAACGTCACGTCTCCGCTCCGGTCCTAATGCAAGGCGGCATATCGCGCTTTGTCGATAGGGTGACGAAATAGACCATGGAACCGGCCATAATTGTTAGCCCAATACCAAGCAAGGAAGCCGAGCCTTGGATACTTGTTAGGCATTACGCAAAAAGAAAGTGTCCTATTTCTTATGCTTTTGGCGCATTCAGAAATAATGAACTCATTGGATTCGTTACATTCGGAACTCCAGCAAGCTCGACACTCAGAAAAGGAATAGCTGGGAATGAATGGATGGAATCAGTTTTAGAATTAAATCGGCTTTGCTGTTTAAGTGGAAAAAATACAGCAAGCATATTAGTCGGAAGAGCACTTAGGCTTTTACCAAAACCCTCCATAATTGTTAGCTATGCCGACACAGCCCAAGGGCATATTGGATATGTCTATCAAGCTACAAATTTTATCTATACAGGATTAAGTGCAAAAAGGACGGACTGGAAAATAAAAGGAAAAGAGCACTTGCACGGAGCAACGATTGCAGATGAAAGCCGTGGACAAATAGATCGTGCAAAATGGATGAGAGAAAAATATGGTGATGACTTTTATTTGGAACAAAGATCAAGAAAACATAGGTATATTTATCTATGCGGGAACTTAAGAGAACGTTTAAAAATGCGTTCTGCTTTGATGTATTGCGAGCAACCATATCCGAAGGGAGAGACTCGCAGGTATGACGCATCCGGAGAAATTCAAACACAATCAACTTTATTTTGACCAACTAACAACTTTTGCAGGCGGCTTTCCGTGGATGTTTGGGCGCCTGCAAATACGCCACTGTTTTTCTCGGTGGGAGCGGCAGACTGCGCCCTTTATTCAGAGCCAAAAAACGAGAAACTATTTGCAAAAGAAAAAAACTATGCGAAAAAAAGTATTCGATGCACGACCAGACGCGAGACGCAGCGGAATACGACGAGGCTTCATACACTCCCGACTTTTATTCGTTCGACGATCCGACGGCCGGTCACGCATTCCGCATGACGGCCTATCGCGAAGCATCGGAGAAGCTCTTGGTGGTGCTGAACAAAACGATATCGTTCCTAGCAGAACACGGCTACAGCCGGAGCAAGACGCTGTGGGGCGTGGCCTTCGCCTTAGGCCATCCGCTCACAGCGGGCATGTCGATGCTAGAAGCAGGGCGCGAGCTAGGCTGCACAAAACAGGCGATCTCGAAGATCGCAATGGACTTCCTCGACACTACCGGCCTACCGCCTTCGACATCTTTGAAGAGCGAGGAGGCTCGCAATACATACAGGAAAACAAACACCAACAAATATGGAACAAAACGAAATAACGGCACTCACCCTGCCGGTCATTGAAACAGAGATCCGCACCGCGTACGCGGAAGCTAACGCCTTAGCTGTAACGGCAAAGGGCAACGCCCGTGCAGCGGTCTTACGAATGGCAGACTGCGGGCAGATGCTCATGGTCGCCAAAGACCACGTGCGCGGTAACCGCAACGAGTGGCTCGCATCGCTCGGCATCGATGCAGACAAAGCCGCCAAGGCCATTCATCTCGCACGCAACCGTGACCAACTGGAGCTTGAGCTTTGGCCAGCCGACATGGCCAAACTCGGCGCGCAGATGCTCGGCATCCTTCCGCCTCCAGGTTCATCGGGTCGAGAGGAGAACGACCCAGAACGAACCACGGGTGCATCGACTCATTGGCTGACGTATGCTGGCAAACTGCAACGCTCGTTCACCGACCTGTTCACGCGCAAGCCAGTTGAGCAATGGCGTGCGGATGAGAGAGAATCTTTGCGCGTTTCGCTCAAGCCTATCGTGGACATTTACCAGAAACTGCTTTGAGAAAAAACTTAGGGGGGGTGAATTTTTTATGGAAAAGTCTGACTTACATAAGTTGCTAATATTAAGAAATGTTTATCAAAAAACTAGGAGACTTCTATAACTTCTTGAGCAACGGGGGTTAACATACTCTCTTTGCTCTCTTGTGCATGAACAAAAAAAGTAAGGTTGTCAAAATAAGCCACGAAGCCATCGGAAATGCGTGGGGAATTTCCAAGCAGGCCGTTGCAAAATGGGTCAAAATGGGCTGCCCGACTTCGTCCATTGAAGACGCTACAAAATGGCGCGATGAATATCTGCAGGCATCGGGGAAAGCCGCACCGGCTACGCTGAACGAAGCGCGTCTTGAAAAGACCCTGCTCGAAAGCGAACGCATTCGCGTCAGGCTTCAGCAAGACAGGGGCGAGTTGGTGGAGATCGCCGTAGTCCGCGAAGCCGGAATCCGCATCGGCGCGATCTTCAGCGCCAAGCTCGCGGCCTTGGTCAACGACGCATCGGGCGCGTTGGCCGGACTCGACGAAGCGAGCTTGCGAAAGAAGCTGCACGAGCGCACGCAGGCGATCTTGGCCGAGATCCGAAATGAGCTAGAGAAGGTATAAAATTATGACATACGAAACACGAACGACAAAAATGATAGTTGGAGTAAAGGGCGAGCAGATATTTGACGACAGCGTCACCGAGATCGAGATCGTTGACGAGGCCGCTGGGGAGTTCTTGGAGATCAGCCAAGAAGGCGGCAAGCTTCGCTTCGACCCAGAAGAATGGCCGCACGTCCGCGACGCCGTCGAGAAAATGTTTAAGATGTGCAGGAATTATGACTAAGCGAGAACTCTGGAAGATTTACGCCAAACGCAACCCATCTTTCGACGGAGAAGGCAACGTGACGTTGTCCGCTGCCGGGCTTCGCAAGATGTTTGAAACAACGTGGGAAGTTGCCATGTATGATGGAGAAGAGGAGCCGACATCTAAACAACCGGCGTCTGCGAATGTAGACGCGCTCAAACAGATTTTCGGAATGAAATGATAATCTCAATCGTCGTCGCAATTTTATTGGTCGGCCTTTTTATTTGGGACGCTAGAAAAGATATCGAATGAATCCACTAGCACAAGGCATCCGCGACGGCATCAAGCTGGCATTTGATGGCACGATACTCGACTGGGCAAGCGATCACGTCAGCTTTCCGAACTCCGACCGCGCTTCGCGCTTCGACCCTTCGGTGGCGCCGTGGTTGAATGCGCCGCTGTTGGCCGCAAGCGATGACGAGACGACTCAGGTCTTTCTTCGCGCTCCGACCGGAGGAGGCAAGACGACGATGATGGAAACGCTAGCCTGCTTCATTGTTGCACAGAAGCCTGGGCCGACATTGTTCGTAGGGCAGACGGATGACATGGTCAAGGACTGGACGGAGTCGCGATTGCTTCCGATCTTCAACGAATGCCAGCCGGTCAAAGACCTATTCCCAGAAGACCGGCACGCTCTCAGAAAAACGACTATACTTTTCCCACATATGGTATTGTTCGCAGGCGGTGCGAACATGACCAACTTGCAAGAGAAGTCGATGCGCTATTGCATCGGCGACGAGGTCTGGCGGTGGAAAAGCGGGATGATCAAGGAACTCAAGGCGCGACACCACGACCGCTGGAACCGCAAAACGCTTTTAGTGTCGCAGGGATGGGACGCAGGACACGAGGCCGACGCCGAATGGGACAGCGGAACGCGGGAAGTGTGGGGCTGGACGTGTTCCCATTGTGGGAACTGGCAGAGATACCTATTCGATCAGATCGAATATGTGACCGAGCGTGACGACAAGGGCGGCATCCTTTGGGACAAGGTGCAGGATTCGGTGCGAATGAAATGCGAGCACTGCGAAACGCGCTACAAAGACGACGCGAGCACTCGACGAAACCTTGCAAATACTGCAACGTATCGCGCACTCAACCCGCATCCGGTGCGAGGGCATCGCTCGTTTGAATATCCAGCCTACGCCGTATGGTGGGTTCCTTGGTTTTCGATAGTGAAAGAGTGGATCGAGGCCAACGAAGCCAAGGGCAGCGGCAACCTGGAGCCGCTCAAACAATTTATTCAAAAGAGAAAGGCGCAGACTTGGCAAGACGAAGTCACGAGCGACTTACCGGAGATCACGACCGGCGACTACGCCAAGGCCGAATATCTCGAAGGCCAGAAGATCGACGGAGAGCACAGACGCTTTATGTGCGTGGATAAACAGCGTGATCACTTCTGGTGCGTCATCCGCGCATTCCGCGTGGACGGCTCTTCGATGTTATTGCATGAGTCACGTCCGCTGACGTGGGAAACGCTCGACGCCATCCAGCAGCAGTTCGACGTAGTGCCGAGATGCGTTGTTGTTGATGCTGGTTACGACACGCCGTTGGTCTACGAGCAATGTGCTAGGCGTGGGTGGACGGCCTCGCACGGCTCTGGGCAGGACGGCTTTTATCATATCGACGGCGGACGGCGCACTCGGCGTTTCGTTTCCAAGATCGAAGGAGCGCAAGCTGGATCGGACGGACTCAAGTGCGCGTATTTCTTTTTCTCGAACGAAGGCATAAAAGATAAATTGGCTTCACTTCGCCAGGCTGACGCCACGCCGAAGTGGGAAGTCGCGCGGGACGTGTCGGATGACTACCGAAAGCAAATGTTGTCGGAGATGAAAAAAGACGTGACCAATTCAAAGACCAAACAAGTCGAGCAACGATGGGTGCGCATCGGCGGCCGCCCTAACCACCTTTGGGACTGCGAGTGCATCGCACTCGCATCTGCGATGCTGGCTGGCGTTTTGCCGATAGGCGAGTGACCATTTTCGTGGCGTTACGAAAATGATCGGCAGTTGCTTTTGACATATCTTCCAATGCGTGACCCGTCACGCCATCTGGCTGGCTTGCCATGCGCAACAGACATTCTGAATCGACAGATGAATCCTAAGGACGCTTAGGGCTAGGGTTTATTTTTGACACAACGAACATTAAAATGGCGATGAACAAATCATTCTTCGGTCTCCCGCTTGCGACATTGCAAGAATTGCAGGGCGACTTTACGGCCTGCTTGAAAGCAATCGCCATTGCAGGCGCGAGCTACAGCATAGCAGGCCGCTCGTTTACTCGCGCTAATCTTGCCGAGGTCGCGCAGACCATTAAAGAATTGCAAGCCGCTATTGACAACGCCAGCGGAAATAGGGTAAGACGTTTCACGCCGACGTTCCCGACGCAAAGACCATGACGCAATGAAGCAAGACATCATCACCAAAGCCATTTCGTTCGTCTCTCCCAAGGCCGCTCTTGACCGCATGGTCAACCAAGCTAAACTTCGCAACTTCGGACGTTTCGATAGCGCATTGACAAGCGAGAAGCGCGGCATCAGCCGTGGCGTTAGCGGTGGCGAGGACACGGCAGGAACTCGCGAACGCTTCGCGCTCATCCGCGCCGCTCGCGATCTTGCCGACAATTTTCCGCCTGTCCGTTCTCTCCTTTTAAAATTTGCGACCTACGTTTCGGGGCGCATCGCATACCAAGCCCGCACCGGCAACCGCGAAGCGGACACCGCTATCGAAAGATATTGGCAGAAATGGTGCAACGACTGCGATTTTCTTGGGCGTCACAATTTCACAACGCTCCTGCAACTCGCTGTAACGGCAATGCTTCGCGATGGCGATTGTGGATTTATTATTGTTCGCGACAAAGAAGATTTGAAATTGCAGAGCGTGGAAGCCGACCGCATCGGATCGCCTTACGACCGCACGGACACGGATAAATACATCGGAGGCATCAACGTAGACGACTATGGAAGACCCGTTTCATACACTATTTTCACGCGCACTATCAATAACCAGTATATTTCTCCTGTTGATATTGTTGCAAAGGAGTTTATACACTTGTTCGACGCAGCAAGACTTGACGAATATCGCGGGCGCTCTGCTTTCGCTACTGCGCTGAACGCAACGCGCGACTTGCAGGAAGCGATCAAAGCCGAAGTGCAAGCGATCAAGTACGCTTCGTATCAGTCCGGAGTCATCACCACCGAATCAGGCGCAGCCGACGCAGGCGACTACTTCGCTCGCGGAAACTCAAACGATCAAGGCCAAGTCGCACGCCTTCAGTCGCTCGATCCTGGAACGGTCAACTATCTATCCGCAGGCGAGAAAATGGAAATGTTCAAGTCGGATCGTCCGACCGGAGCATTCGGAGAGTTCATCCGCTTGGTGCAGGCGCACATTTGCATGGCAGTCGGCTTGCCTTACGGCTTCGCATTCGACGCCGACAAGTCGGGGCCAATGGCAAGGATGGAGGCCGCGATGGCCGAGCGAACATTTCTTCGGTGGCGTGGACTCTTGGAAGGTCAATTTCTCAACCGCATCAAAAATGTTATCTTGCTGGATGCCGCTTCGCGTGGACTCATTCCAGATTCCGAATACCTTCTTGATGGCCGCTGGTGCTGGCCTGCAAAGGTTTCGATTGACTACGGACGCGAAGCAAATGCCGACATCAATTTGTGGAAAGCTGGTTTGAAGACAGCAGGACAAATTTATAGCGACATGGGCGAGGACTACGAAGAAGCACTCCGCGCACGCGCCAAAGAAGCGAACATGATCAAGGAGTTAGGTCAAGAGTTTGACATCAATCCGTCTCGCATTTCAGATTCTGTACCGACAAGTACAAACGACTCAGAGCAAAAGCCTTTACCGCTAATTGAAAGCATTGGAGCAAACGGAACATTCGCGGTTTCAACCATCCTCACGCAACTAGCCTCTGGCGGATTGTCCGCTGAACAAGTGGCTGTGATCCTACGAGTTGTTTTCGGAATGGATGAGGCGAGCGCCGCCGAATTAGTTAAATCTCAATCTCCGCAAAGTGAAGTTCAAGCGACAGAACAGCCTTCCGCACTCGCAGACGAGAACAAACCCAGCAAGGGCATGATCGAGGAGGCATTTAAGGGCTTAAAGTGGCGCGAAGAATACAACCGAGGCGGGACAGCGGTAGGAGTTGCCCGCGCTCGCGACATTTCGAACGGCAAGAATCTTTCCGACGATACCGTTAAAAGAATGCACTCCTTTTTTTCACGTCACGAAGTCGATAAAAAAGGCCAAGGATTCACTCCAGATGAAGACGGCTTCCCATCCGCAGGCCGCATTGCATGGGCATTGTGGGGCGGCGACGCAGGACAGACTTGGGCCGCCGATAAGGTTAAAGGAATGCAGGCATCGCAGCCCGAACAGATGAAAGTCTCGCTCGCCGTCCGCGATACGTTTGGACGCATCACCGGCTTTGAAACAAAGCACGAACTCGTTATGCCGACTCCAGAAAAAGACGAAGAGCAAGACGACTTTATTGGTCGGTGCATGGTGAGCGGAACGATGACGAGCGAATATCCAGACGAGAGCCAGCGCGTAGCGGTCTGCTCTGCACAATGGGAGAAAAAATAAATGATCACACACGGAATCGCACTCGAAGCAAAGAAAGCACTCATCACCGGAGTCCACCAACCCGGCGACGACTATCGGATCGCGCTTTACAGCGCGTCGGCAAAGATCGGGCCGACGACAAAAGCCTATACAACCGAAGGCGAGATAAAGGGAATGGGCTACACCGCAGGGGGCGTAGCACTCAAGGGGCATCGTACGGGCATCATCGGCAAAAATGCCTTTATAACATTTGATGACGTTGTCCTAAAATCCGCAACCTTCGCCGCAGGTGGAGCGATGATCTACAACGCCAGCAAAGGCAACGCAACCTTGTGCGTTCTCAACCTCGGAGCCGAGCGGCACGTTTATGACGGCGCGTTTGAACTCAAATTTCCCAAGCCAACCGAAACCACCGCATTGATTTTACTCGCTTAAATATGAAACCAACCAATCCAATCGTCATCGACGGAGAAACCTACGACATTTATACGATCAATCTCGCGATCACGTCCGTTGTAAATCCAGACGCAAGCGAAGACGCGAATGTGGCGATGCGCCTTGTGCCAACTCGGGTCGCGAATGGCGAAGTCATTCTTGCCAACGACTACGCTCGCACGATGGCACTCGGCAGCGTTGAGAATGTTGACCAACCTACTAAGACCGCAGTGGCTCAAATCTCCGCAAGCATTCAAGAATTTATTTACGCGAAGGGGCTGTAAAAAATGGCACTTATTCTTTCGGCGGCAACGGGAAATTTCAACGCTGGCGCGACTTGGGTCGGGGGCATTGTGCCTACGGTTGGCGATGAGGCAAGAGCATCGACGGGACACACAATCACGATCACCGCAAGCGTAACTTGCACCGAGATTTCAAATGCAGGGACAGGTACATATGTTCTCCAGAGCGGCGTGACTTTAACGGCAAATGTCACGAACAAATCAACGACCGTCAACGTCAACTGCTTATCCTTTTCGGCAGTCTCGCCTGCAACGGCAACGATTGTCGGGAACGTAACAGGCGGGGCTGCGTCCAATGGGTCGCCCCTTGCAGGAAGTGGAGCGATTCTTAATTCCTCAACAGGCACATTGATTGTGCAGGGGAATGTCGTAGGCGGAAGCAACGTCAATTGCATCGGAGCTTTTAACTCCTCGACAGGGACAATTTCGATCACCGGTAACGTGACGGGAGGAACGGGAAACCAATGTCACGGAATTTACAATTCATCAACGGGGACGATTTCAACTAGCGGGAATGTCGCCGGAGGAAGCGGGGCAACGGCAACGGGGGCAATCAATGCCGCAGCGGGAACTTTGACTATAACCGGCAACGTATCCGGCGGCACGATTGGAACGGCACTCGGAGTAAGCAATACTTCAACGGGAACGGTCACAATAACCAGCACCACTATTTCTGGGACGGTTGCTATCGCCGTATCAAATTCAGTCGGCGGAACGGTGAATGTGACAGGCAACGTGACTGGTGGAACCGCCACTAATGTCTGTGGCATAAACAATGTTGGGGTAGGAACCGTCAACGTGACAGGCAATGTCACGGGCGGAACGGTGGTCGCCACCTCGCACGGCTTAAATAATGCCTCGACAGGGATCGTCGCCGTTACTGGAATCTGCACCGGAGGTGCGGCTGGAGCGGCTGGAGCAAATAATGCTGCGGCCGGAACAATCACAACAACCCGCGCAAAGGGTAACGGATTCGGTATCGGTTCCGTAGCTACTGCTGCTGGCGTTGGAATTGCATCCGTGCAATCGTCAATTACAAAAATCGAAGAACTGGAATTTGGTGCATTGGGAATGTCTCCCGTATCTGGGCCGTGCTACATAACACCACTCACAACGAACGTAGCAATTTTCACAAAATACCCTGGCGGAACAGGGACTAAAACTTTGGTTGATGCAACGGCATCCGCAGGAATGCCTGCGATAACAGACGTTCGTTTCGGCACAAGCTACGCAAGCGGAGCATTGACGGGCGTTGCATATATTCCATCGGCGTCAAGCGTTGGTTTCGGCGTCCCCGTGGACAACACAACAGGAACGGCAACACTCACCGCCGCCAACGTCCGCGCTGCAATAGGCATGGCCTCAGCTAACCTCGATACGCAACTCTCTACAATTTCAACAAAGGCATCGGAGGTTCACGCAATCCACGGCCTCGACATAGCCAACGCGCTAACGGTCACGCCTACGAGCAGAACATCGGGCGCGATCACTCAAGCGATCACTGGAGACGGAACCACAAACACCGTAGTAACGAGGGTCTAAGCGGATGTTAGCTTCCCTGCTCATCGCAACGCAGGGCTTATTGCCAAGCCCAACGCCGCTTTCAATCGGCGTTCAAGGCTTGCTGTTCGTTCCGGTCGTCCCGCCTGTTCCTATTTCTCCAACCGATCTTCCAGGCGGAGGCGGAAGAGGGCGCGAAGAACGCAAAGTTACGGTCAAAGTTCGCGGCAACCGTCTTGTGTTCTCGGTCGCGAATGTGGATGTATGCGCCGGTTCGCGCATTCAAGTTGTAGGCTCATCTTGCTTCTCGAATGCTGGCGAGGCAGGGCTTTCGATCAGCACAAAAACAACGGTGCTAGGCAGTCGCAATCATGCGGGAGTGAGTCGCGCAGGGCTTTCTATTTCCAGCACGTTCAACGTCATCGGATGCGAGGAAGAGAACGAGTTAGAAGTTTATTTGATGGCGCAAGCGGCGATGGCATTGATGGATGACTAATTGACATCCGCGCCTTCGCATGGATGTCATCGAAGGCGTATCAATAATTTCAATCGGCGAAGCGAAGGGCCACGGACTCTACGTTGACGAAACAACTTTGATGCAAGTCAAAGAGTGCGCCGAAAGCTACAAGGGCGGCGTCAAGGTCAACCTCGACCACGGTGCAGGGATCAAGGACATCGTCGGATTCGTGAACAATTTTCGCATCGTCGGGAAACAACTCTTGGGCGATCTCAACCTTCTCGAAACATCGCCCATGCGCGACTACGTCCTGGAGATTTCAAGCAAACTGCCGGACACATTTGGAATCAGCATCGCTTTCAGCGGCCCGATCCGCGAAGTGGAGGGCCTCGCCTTCGCAAGTTGCACCGAACTCTACAGCGCCGATCTCGTGCAAACACCAGCCGCAAATGCGACAGGTCTTTTTAGTTTTACCGCAAAGCAAGTTGACAAATTTTTCAAAGAAATGGAAGACGCAACAATTGAAATCGAACCAAAGGAGGACGAAGTCAGCATCGCCGACATCGTTTCTCGTCTCGCAGCTCTCGAAACCGCATTCGGCGACTACAAGAGCAAAATGGAAATGCCAGCCGAAGAGATGGCAGCCGAGCCTATGAAGGAAGAAATGGCCGCTGAACTCAGCGTCATTTCCAAGCTCGAAGCAAAACTCGACTCGATCATCTCGAACTTCGGAGCCGCTCCAGTAAAGGCATCCGTAGTTGCCGAGGAGAAAGCGGTCGAAAAATTCGACCTCAAAGCAGTCATCACCCAGAAAACCGAGGAACTCGGCAGCCGCACCGAAGCGATCCGCTTTGCAATGCGAAACCACCGCGAAGCCTACATCGAGGCCCGCGATAACAACGAACTCAACTTTTAATCCCAACTAATTTATGGCAACACAAAACGACCTAGGAATCCGGAGTTTTAACTTCGCTTCCGCTATCAGCGCC